GCCATGGCGCTGCCGGCCCATGCCTAGATGACATTGACGAAGCCGGCAGCATCCTCACCACGATCCGCGAACATGGCGTTCAACAGTTGGAGGAACTTGGGGCAAGTAGCGGCTGGATCGTATGTTGTGCCGATTTTGCGCCGTGCGAACCATTGTGGCCCGTGTGGATGAAAAGTGCGGCTGGTAATCTCCAGCACGCCATTCTGACAAACGATCACATCGCTATTCGCCCATTCGACGGTGCGCTGAAATAGCTCAGGATGTTCAGTCAGGCGCTTCCATGCCGCCGACAGGTTAGCGTTCTTTGCCGGCTCGCCCAGCGTTTCAAAGCCCGTTTGTATGAGCGTGAGCAGCCATTGCTGATCGGCTGGCGTCATGACATGCCAGATGCCATCGGCATAAAGCCAGATTTCGCCTTCGGTCAGGATCAGGTCTTGTCCGCCGGTTCGTACGGCCTCAATCACGCCATCTGCAACAGCGTTGGCGAGGTGCTGCTTATCTACCTGTTGCTTTTGTTTTCGTTCCTTGCGTTTTGCAGCCAGATTGACGACCGTTCCGCCGTTCATCATCTGCTCTTCGGATTTCAATTGAGCTAACGATTTGCCGTTGACTGCCTGTTCTGTGATCTTCGTTTGGGCAATCGTAGGATTGGATGACGACTGCGGATTTTTCTTGAGCCAGCTTTCGCACATAGCGCGAATGGCTTTTTCTTCACGCTTCCAGTTCCAGCGCTCGCCATACTGTCCAGCCGCGCATTTCGTGGCTTCCAATATTGTTGCGACAACCTCATCAGCCGATTGGCCGGCGTTGAGAAGGCTGGCACTGACTGCGAGTTGCGTCGAATGGATCGAAGCATCGCCGCCAGCCATATAGGACATGGCGCTAAGCCGCTTCTCGACATCAAGCGGCGGTTTGAACCCAAGACGGCTTGCCGCTGCCAGAAATGGATTGGTGTCTGGCTGTTGTTGCGGACGTTCCTTGCGCAAGATGACCGGCGATTGTTCGGCCAGCCAATCCTCCAGATCGTCCAACTCATACCGTTCATCGCCCAGTTTTGTAGCTTCAACAGGCAGGAAAGCCCCGCCCTTGGTATTATGAGTTCCAGGCAGCCGCATGAGCCTGGCTACCTCGCAAACCGCAGGATCGCCGCCGACCAGATCGGCCAGCAACTTTAGCGCCGCCTCTATCCGTTCTCTTGCCTCTTGTGTGTTTACGGCCTCTTTAAACAGCCAATAGGCGTGAAGGCCGTTACCGGAGCTGACGATAACCGAAGGCGGATTCGGGAGATGCGACAGCTTACGCTCCACATCGGCGCGGCTGTCGTTGATCCCCTTGAAATCAATGTCGGCGTGGAGGCCAATCGTCTCGGCAATATTCTCTTTTGCTCTTCGTGCACCTTTGACCGTTCCGACGCAAAAGAACAGGCCGCGCTTGGGGCGATCCCATTTGGCGACAAATTTTTCAATGTCAGCCAAGTCGCGCGTCGAAACGTGGCGCTCCGATGGTTCGGAGCTGTCGTCACGGTCATTTGCAAGCGAGCAAATGTAGACTGGAAACTCTGTCCCCAGCCCGAATAGCGTTTTGATGAATTCCCCAGCCCCTTCCATCCCCTCTATGCTTCTCCTTATGCCGCCCGTTGATGTAGGGTGTTGGAATCCCTCCCCCTGGTTGCACAGGGAGAGGGTAGCTCGTCTCGTTAGAACCGGGTCTGAGCGGCGCCCTTTGCACTCGCCTTTTTGGCGGGCGCGGGGGCGCTTTCAGCCGGCGCTTCGTTGTCCAATGCCTCAGCAAACTCAGCCTTGCCGGCCCAACCAACGACTTCGAAGATTGGAAACTTGATCCGGCCATAGGCTTTGTTCGAGTGCTGGTAAGAACCAACCTTCAATGCGATGATCGGAAACTCATCAGGCCGCTGGCGCATGGCTTTGCCATAGGCTTTGCAGAGTTCGCCGATGGCATTGAGGCCACCACGGCTGGATGTGGTGAACGTGAAGAGATTGTCTTCGTCGTTCTCGCCTGGCGTTTTCAGGATCAGATAGTTCGAAAACTGCCATGGATCGCGTTCACGACCCTGTTCGTCCACTTCCCAGCGCGACTTGTCGTCATCGCCAAGACTTGAACGTTTCGGCGCCTGATAGCCTTCCGACACCCGGCCCATGATCTGTTCTTCCGGCTTGCTGTCAGACCACTTGATCCAACCAACCATCAGCTCATCCATGTTGGCGACGTATTGCGTCCCCTCGGCCACTTCGTCATTGTCTTCGCCAACGAGGAAGTCCCCCTTGGAAAACTTCAGCAGCTTGCCAACAATCGATTTCTGGCTGACCTGATCGCCATACGATTGAAAGAAATTGCCGTTGACTTGTCCGACTTCTCTACTTTGCTGTGTTGCAAGTTCGTTCATTCTGGTCTTCCTTTGCGTGTCTCCACACCACTATGGTCATGGAGGATTAATCAGGCGGCGGTTGCCGTCTGAATGGTGTCCGCTGGCTTGAGGTTCACGACCAAGCGGTCCGTCGCCTCGCCAACGGTTGAAAATTGTTCGATATCGACGCCGGCGGCGATTGCCGCTTCCTTGATTGCCTTGTTGTCGTAAGATTGCCGGCCTTTGACCGACGACCAGGACACGGACACGCCGTCGCCAACCAAACGGCGCAGCCCCTTGGCCCTCATCCGCTCTTTGATTTCCAGTTGAACTTCGCGAGCCTGCTTGTCGGCCAACTCGCCTGATGCTTCGGCGAATTTGAGTTGACGTGCCAGATCGGCGATCTCAGCGACGAATTGCGGATCGGCGACTGCATCGCCCTCAGGGACGCGCCGTCGCTCGATGCCACATGCCTTTGTGAACGGGCAGTAATCGCATTCGCGCCCGCCAGCGATCCAGCCTTCCGGCTTCAGATCGCCTGCATCCGTTGCCGTCATGATGACGGTCGCGCGGGCTTTGGCGGCTTCATAAACCGATGGATCGAACGGAATGATGAATTCTTTGACTTCCGACCAGAACGACGCATCCGTGTATGACAGGATCGAATGTGTTGGCTGGTGCGCTGTTAGTTCGCGGATCAAACCCATTTGTACATGAGTCTGATAGACGTTCTCAGCCTTTGCTTCTGACAGGTTGGTCCGAGGATCGGCGGTTTTGCATTCAACCGTGACGCTGTAGCCTGATCCCGGCGCAATCGTGTTCGGGATGCAATCGGTCAGCAGTCCGTCCGGCGTTGCTGACAAAAAGCCGGAAATAAATGTCTGCTGTTCCTTGCCGGCATATAGAAGACGGCTGCCATAACGGGCGCGCATTGCGGGCACCCAGAACTGATCTTCGAATACTGTGCCGCGCATACGAGCGCCCCACGAATCCGTGTAGTCAGGGTCGCGAGCTGCGCCGTGCTTAGGGTCGCCTTCGTTCTTGAGCCAATAGGTTTTGCGAGCACATTGTCCGACATCTGACGCGCCGACCGTTTGAGTCCGGTCGGATGCCCATACTTTGTTTTGCGTTGTGGCGTAGCCGTTCAACGCCTCGGCAATGATACTGCTCATGGCTGAACCCCCACGTTGCTAATGGTGTGTCTGATCTGCTCATAGGCAGTCGGCGGTTCGTCAGTGAACGGCAGACTATCGTCAAAGGGCGGCAATCCGGCCCGAACACGAAGCCGCGCAATCGTTGCGCTGATGATGCCGAGCACCTGGTGCTTTATGTCGGGCGGCGCCGAGCGCAACCAAATGCATTTGGCGATGTATCCTACCAGTGCCGGTGCGGATTCCATGGCGAGCGTATCGAGAAGCTGCTCCAGCTCCTTGACATGTTGGCCGTAAGGCCCATTGCGGAGCGCAACCATTTCCTGGCGTTTCAGCCGATGGTAGTTGCGTAACTGCTGTTGAGCGTCGAATAGCTTTTGATCGAGCGGGCTTAGCTTCATCGGCGCTTCTGCGTCCGATTTCGCCATTCGTTTTTCGAGCTGACGTGCCTTGGCCTTGGCCGCGCCCACCATTTGAACATCAGCCATCGTTTCGAAATAGTTTGAGGCGGCGGCGGTTGGATTTGTCATTTCAACAATCCCCACGTAGCGAGATGGTCGAATGCTTCTTCAGCGGAGCGTGCCATTGCCCAGCGATGACCAAGCTTCTCCAGGCGTGTACGAATGCCGACTTGTGCGTCCGATAGTCGCCCGGTCGCTGTTTTGAATTCGAGCCAAGCGGATTGCCCGTCTTCAAACAGAAAGCCATTGTCCGGCATTCCCGG